GTACATGCCAATGTTTTGGTGGCTTTTATTGCCCCTATTTTTGGTGTCCCTCTTTTCTCGTCCAGTGTGTGATTTTGTTTACGGTAGATCGAGCATGTTGCTCTATATAACCCGAAAATCGATCACACCAGCAGGCAAATACTGTTGGCGTCGCTTAGTTGCGAGTGCTGGAGGTGTGTTGGAGAGTAAGTTCTCTCAACGCGTGCTAGCATCATGCGCAATTATTTCAGCTGCTGCTGTCATTTATTCTGTTTCTACTCTCGCTACTACTCGTGTAGTTGTTCCACAGGCTGGAACACCACGAGAAGAGCAAAACGGAGAGGAAGAGGATGTCAATGATGGATAATCTCCTGTCGATCAGGATGAAGAAACATTCAATCCTTGGTACAAAGAGTCTTACACTCTGACAAGTTTCGATGTCTCTCAAACAACATGTTCCTATAAGGGCTTAGGCTCTGAAAAGGTTCTCAAGTTGTTGCGCCCAAATTGTGTATACTTCAAGATACCAGGTTATAAGTCCCAACGTGCTTTTTGCATTGGAGGACACTATTACTTGGTGAATGCACATGGCTTGCCCAAGGAGAATTTTTCGATGACCATTATCGAAAATTTTTCTAGTGATGGCGTAACCGCCAATTCCCAGAACATTCTGGTGTCACCTAGTATGATATCACGAATACCTGAAAAAGATTTGGCACTTGTTCATGTTCGAAATGTTCCCCCACGAAAGGATTTCCGTAATTTGTTTTGCCAACCAACCCTCGAGGGTAAGTGGAAGGGGTGTTATATTGGAAGGAGTTCTACGGGTGCATTCACAACAATGATTGTGGACAATATCTCTTTGGAGAAGAAAATCCACAATGTTTTCTTGAACACAACAACTGATTCTTGGGTAGGATCAGTTCCAACAGATACTGTTGATGGTGATTGTGGTTATCTACTGATGTCCATGACCCCCAAAGGTCCCATTTTGTTGGGTATCCATTATTTGGGTGGAAATGGTTCAGGAAAAGCGATTTCCGTCAAAGTGACTGTTGAGGACCTGTCGACGCTAGCGAAGAAATTCAATAGTGTTGTTGTACAGAGTGCTGTTCCACAACTTAGTGCTCCAGGTGCTGAGCGAAAGCTTGGTCCTTTGCACAAAAAGAGTGTTTTCCGGTATTTGGAAAGTGGAACTGCTCGTATTTACGGGTCTTTTGAGGGTTTCCGGCCTCGTTTATCATCCGGAGTTGGTCCAACCATCATAAATCGTGCCTTGCGTAAGCGTGGGTATATTGAGAAGTATGGACCCCCCGTCGTCAGAGGTTATAAACCCTGGCGCATAGCTGCACTGGATCTGGTTAACCCTGTGACTCAGATGCGGCAAGACATCTTGGATGACTGTGTTCGAAATTTCAGTAATGATATTTTGTCCGCACTTCCAAAGCATGAACTGCAAAAAGTTGTGGTTTATGATTACTTTACCGCCATAAATGGTGCGGCAAAGGTGAAGTTTGTTGACAAGCTTAATCGTAATACTTCTATGGGTTGTCCCTGGAAAAAGACGAAGAAGCATTATATGGTCGACATTCCTCCCGTTGGCGAACTACTTGATCCAGTTGATTTCACTGAAGAGATCATGGAACGAGTGCGCGGTTTGGAAGTTCAATATAGGCAAGGCTTTAGGGTCTGTCCTGTATTTTGTGGCAATTTGAAAGACGAAGCAGTTTCTTTTGCAAAAGCAGCCATTGGGAAAACTCGTGTTTTCTGCGGTGCTCCAGTTGATTGGAGTATTATCGTACGGAAGTATTTGTTGTCTTTTATTCGTGTTGTGCAGAGAAATACTTTTATTTTTGAATCTGCTCCTGGTGTTGTGTCTCAATCCCTTCAGTGGGAACGTTTGTATCGTTATCTGTGCCATTTTGGTGTTGAGCGTGGTATTGCGGGAGATTACAAGGCTTTTGATAAGCGCATGGGAGCAATTCTCATTCTTGCTGCATTTGATGTTATTGTGAATGTTTGTCGTGCTGCAGGCTATGGTGAGACAGATTTATTGGTCATCCACTGTATAGCCGAAGACACAGCCTTCTCTTTTGTTGATTTCGACGGAGATTTGGTTGAGTTCTACGGTTCTAATCCGAGTGGTCATCCACTGACTGTGATCATCAATGGTCTTGTCAATTCGTTGTATATGCGTTATTGCTATTCTGTTTTGTCACCAGAACAGTCATGTAGCAAGTTCAAGTCCCATGTGAACCTGATTACGTATGGTGACGATAATGCGATGGGTGTTTCACCAGAGATTGCGTTTTTCGATCACACCAAGATTGTGGAAGTCTTGGCTTCTATTGGCGTTGTCTACACTATGGCTGACAAAGAATCAGAATCTGTGCCTTTTGTTGACCT